TTCAGATTTTCGTATCAGATGGATACAAAGGTGGATGTTCTGCAATACAGTTTCGGCGACCGTGCCGCGCATTGGAAGCAGCTTTATGACGACCTGAAAAAGCAGGCTCGCGCCTCTGTTTCGGTTCCGGCTATGGCATCGGCTATCCAAAATACACCGCCTTATTTTCACACAGGAATGGAAGAAAATCCACGTGCTGTGCATGGTGCATCCTCTCCCCTGTTCCGCAAAATGACAACGTAGGAGGCTGCAAATGTTTATGAATGCAATGAATCTGCGGCCCGGTCAGGAGCTGCGGGAATTTGACGTATTCCGGGACGGGGAGCACAAAACCGCAAGCGGCAGAGTCACCTCCAACGACAGGGAACGGCTCGGGACAATCAAGGCGATCCTCGCAGCGGCAAGGCCGGAGGAAAAGGAACGCTGGCGGCAGCTGGAGCATCCTGTTTCGCATAAGCTCATCCAACAGGGCGTACCGCCGTTTGAAGTCCGTCCGGGGGATTCCTTCATGCGCGGGGGTAGGCGGTATATTGTCCAAACCGTGCCCTATAATGTGGGTGATCTCGGACAGTGGACGATTTATTATTGTGATGAGCGGAGTGATGTGTGATGGCAAGGCCTATCAGTGCAGCAAAGCGGCAGTCTATTTCACGTGCGAACCAGAAAGCGTCACAAATCATCGGAAAAATGATTGCAACAACGCTGAAAGGCGTACAAAAGGAAGTTTCCCAGAGGGCCTACAGAGCCAGCAACGAACTGCGGAACGCGGAATTGTACGTGCTTCGCGGACAGCGCAGCGGCAAAAAATACCGCGTGCCGGGAACCCGCAGGAAATACACAGCGTCTGCCCCGGGGGAATCCCCGGCTGTGCGGACGGGTGTATTTCGGTTGTCCTGGGGGACGCACGTCCACGTGGAAAAGAACGGCACCCATTTCCGGGCAGTTTCGGCGATTGAAAGCAAGGAGCGGGCAGGCGGCAGGCTGCTTGGTGAAATGCTGGAAAACGGCACGGGCCGGATCGCACCGCGTCCGTACAAGCAAAAGGTGATTGACCGGGCGCTTCCCAAAATCAAGGCAATTTATCAGAAACCCTATCAGGGTAAATAGGAGGATATTATGGCACTGCTTACAAACAGGACGCAGGCAGTATTTGACCTTTCCCAGATTCGCCGCGGGGACTGTATCCGCGTCCGCCGGACGGGCGACACTGCATTCCGAAACGGCTTTGTTACGGAGGCGGCTTCCGATAAACTGCGGCTGCTTTACTGCAACACGCAGAATAACGCGACTAGTTATCTTGACATTCTTGCAGCAGACGCGGCAGTCGGGGTTTGGGAGATCTATTGGACGACTGATTTCCAGACGGTCAACTATGAGAACAACGCTCCCGGTACAGGCGCATGAGCACAGAAATCCGGCAGCTTATCCATGAGCAAATAACTTCAGATACGCAAATGGCGGGAATGCTGGCAGCCTATCATGGTTTGCCAGCATTCTTTTACCAGAAATCGCCCAGCGACAGCCGTCCGGGCTGGGGGACGCCCCGATATCCGCGCGTGGATTTCAATATTGACCTGCGGAACGACCCCGAGCGAAAGACCGCCGGAACGCTGACAGTCAACATTTGGTGTACCACGGAATGTCCGGCAGTCGGCGACCTCGACCCGGACCGGGCAATCGAACGGCGATTGCTGGAGCTGATTTCCGGCACGTTTTACACGGGAGCGGACTGTGCAACCATTTGTGCGGATTGGGAGCGTTCGGATGAATTTGTGTTTGAGGGCGGCAGCAGCGCACGGGACAACACGGCACCAGAGGTATATGGGTTGACCATGACCTTTGCGCTGATGGCGTTTCCTGAACAAATCTCCATTACGCCTGACCCAGTGCAGGGGCTGAACGCGTGGGCAAAACAGCACTTTCCGCAAATGAACGTAATTGCATTTGACGAATTACCGCCCATTTGGAAACCTTCGGATGAAGCCCCGGCGCTTTATTGGCGTTTTGAGGGCATGTCCGGCAATAACCAGCAGAGCTATGCTGTGGCATGGTTCACGGGGAAATTTGCGGCGCACGTTATCGCGGACAGCGTGGCAGAACGCAACAAATGGACAAAGTCAATCATCGAATTTGCACAGATAGAGGGTGAAGTTGTCCTTTCAGACGGAAGCCCGATGTTCATCAACCGGCTGGAAGTGCGGCACAGTGCCGACCCTCTGCGGGAGGGGCAGCTGGGGCTTACCGGGCAATACGGCGTATTGAACCAGCCGCAGAAGGAACTTGCACAAATCAAACTTTTAAGACCGAATTTACAGCATGAGAAAGGAGCAATCGGCATTATGGCAGAAGCGGCTTATAAAACGGCAGAATTGGCAGCAAAGGCACGTCAGCTGTTCGGCACGACCCCGGAGGTTGTGACCGTAGCGCTTCGGGGCGCGGGCATGGAGTCCGCAACTGTAGAGGAAACAAGGCAAATCGTTCAGGATTTCCTGGGCAGGGAGGTGCAGTAAATGGCATCGTTTTTCATTATTGGGGAGAAAAAGACGCGTCCGGGCGTGTATTTCCGATATGAGAATTGGGGCAGGCCGCCGGTTGCTGGCGTAGACGACGGCAAGTGTGCGGCGGTATTCCGTTCCAACTGGGGGCCGATCGGAAAAGCACTTGTTTTGGAACAGTCGGAGGATATCGCAAAGCAATTCGGCGACGGCGGCGAAAACGGAACGACTGCGGTTCCGATGGAGCAGTTTAAGGGCGGTGCACGGCTGGTTTACGCGGTGCGTCTCGGCAGCGGCGGTACGCACGGCGTGTATCAGATCAAGGACGATGCAGGAAACGCCGTAGTGCAGCTCACGCTGAAATATCCCGGCAGCCGCAGCCTTTCCGTGGCGATCCGGCCCACGCTGATGGATGCCGGAAAGACCGAGCTTTTGATCCTGGAAGGGACAGAACAGCTGGAATCCCTGACTTTCAGCAACGCGGAAAACAGCGTCGCCGCACTGCTGGAAGCATTCGAGAAACAGAAAAGCAGTTACTTTGTGCTGACCAAACTGGCGGACAGCACGGAAAAGCTCAAGACCATCGACCAGGTAGAAATCACAGGCGGAACCGATCCGACGGTCAATGTTGCGGCCTACAGCGCGGCATTTGAAGTGCTGGAATCCAACCGCTGGAACGTGATGGCGATCGACACCGCCGATACCTCGATTCAGATGATGATGCAGCTTTTCCTGAACCGGATTTATCAGGGCGGCAAGTTCTGTATGGGCGTTATTGGCGAACCGACAACGATTGATTTTGACACCCGTTTGAAGCACGCCAGCGCTTACAATGACTATCAAATGGTCTATGTTGGAAACGGCTTCACGGACATTGCGGGCAATGTTTACGAGGGCTGGCTGGCAGCGGCGCGGATTGCCGGACTGATTGCAGGCACGCCCAGCAACGAGAGTATCACGCATCTTGCAATTACGGGTGCAACCGAGGTTACGGAGCTGCTGACTAACAATCAGCATGAGCGTGCGATCAAAGCCGGGGCGCTGATGTTCAGTGTTTCGGCGGCTAACACGGTATGGGTCGAACAGGGCATCAATACGCTGGTTCTGCCCGGCACTAAGGAAGACCTTGGCTGGCAGAAAATCAAACGTGTTAAGGTGCGTTTTGAGCTGTTCCAGCGGCTGAATGACACGGTAGAACCGTTGGTTGGCCGCATTAACAATGACCCGGATGGACGCATGACAGTGATTCAGGTTTCAAATGCGGTATGCCAGACGATGGTCGCAGAACGGAAGCTGCTGGCTGGGGCGCACGTCGAGCAGGACGAGAATAATAAGCCCGAGGGCGACAGCGCATGGTTTGTTGTTTATGCGGATGATATCGATGCACTTGAAAAGATGTATTATTGCTTTAAGTTCCGCTTTGCGCCGGACGATGAAGAGTAAGGGGGGATAACACATGGACGGATTGAACGACCAGAGTTTGCTTGACGTAAGAAAACTGATCAGCGGCAAAGACGGACGGCTGTTTGTGACAACCAAAGCCGGGACGAATATTTTCCTTGCTGAGGTGGATACGTTCCAGACACAGGTCTCCCCGGCAAATCAGGATTACCAGCCGGTCGGCAGTGCGCTCATTTATTCGGTCAACACGGGCTACACTGTCACGCTGACACTGACGGAGGCCGTTGTGCGGGATGAAGTTATGCTTGACGAGCTGATTACCGACTTGCAAAACGGTTATTTTCCGACATTTGATTTCCAGGGGAAGATGCGCCGCAGGGATGGACAGTCCGAGCGGATCGTTTACCGCAACTGCGTGCCGGACGGCACCGTCGATCTGCAGACGCTGAACCCGGGTGAAATTATTAAACGGAATTGGAGCTTCCGCGTCAATTCAACGCCGGAAATGCTGGAAAAGTTCAAGGATGCCGAGTGGAGATTGGCAGAATAAACAGGAGGAAATGAAAAATGTCTAAGAATACAATGCCGGAAACTTTTGATGAAAATATAGGCAATACGAAAGAAGATATCCTGATGAATGAGAGTGATATCCTGCGCGGCCTGATTGAGGCGGGCCGTGAAAAGGAGAATGAGAACGCCTACGAAAAGATTCAAATCAGGCGCGGCGGCGTTCTCAAGTTTGAGTTCCGCATCCGGCCCCTGTCGGAGGATGAGACGAACGCCTGTCTTGACCATGCGTCGAAGTTCGCGCCCCGCAGGAAGGGACAGCCCAAGCGGAAAATCGAGACGGATTCGGCTAAGTTCCGCTCTTGGCTGATTTACACGGCGACAGTTGATGAGGACAGGAAAAAGACCTGGGATAACAAGCAGGCGCAGGAAGCGCTCGACATCCTGCACGGCGTGGATATGATCGATGCGGTTCTGCTGGCGGGAGAAAAGGATGCGGTCATTAGCCGGATCGATGAGATCAGCGGCTATGGCAGCGACGACGGCGAAACGCCGGACGATACAGCAAAAAACTGATAGAGGCACGGGGCAACACCTGGCTGATGCTGAAAGTGTGTGAACGGTTCCCAAAAATCGGGACAATAACCGATTATATGGCGCTGCCGCCGGGGGAACGTGCGCTGTATGACCAGTACACGCTTGACACGCTGGAAGCGGAAGCCAGGACCCCCGTGCTGAAAATCGGGAAATAAGGGGGCGGCGCAATGAATGAAACCGTTACCGTGATTGATGTTGTAGCGCAGGTCACGGACGATACAGCCAGCGGCGCACAGAGCGCTGCCCGGAACGTGAGCAGGCTGGAGCAGTCCATGACGAAGCTCCGGTCACGCATTGACGGCATGAAGGGCAAAAGCAAGCTGGAAGTGCGGGCTGAGATGCGCGACATGGCAACCAGCGGCATCCAGCGCATTGCATCTGCCGGGAAAAAGCTGGCCGGGAAGGTCTGGACCGTCACCCTCAAAGCAAAAGATTTTGTTACAGCCCCCTTTCGTAAGATTGCGGGGCTGCTGTCAAATCCAATCGCACAGGCAGCGGCCTTTGCCGGGGTATCGCTCGGCGTGGCAGATACCGTCAATACATTCAAAAGTTTTGAGCAGGGCATGGCGAACGTCAAGGCAATTTCCGGCGCAACCGGCGCGGAATTTGCCGAATTGACCGCAACCGCAAAGCACCTTGGCGAAACGACCATGTTTTCAGCGGCACAGGCGGCAGGCGCAATGGAAAACCTTGCAATGGCCGGCTGGAAAAGCAGGGATATTGTGGCCGGTATGCCCGGGCTATTGGATCTTGCCGCCGCTGGGGATGTTGAGCTTGCAACAGCGGCGGATGTTACCTCTTCTGCGTTGGCACAGTTTAATATGGCTGCGAACGAAAGCACACGGGTAGCGGATGTCCTGGCGGCAGCAGCAACCAACAGCAAAACTGATGTTGCCGGTCTGGGCGAAAGCCTGAAAATGGCAGGCACACAGGCGGGGGCATTGGGCTACAGCATTGAGGATACAGCCCTTGCGCTCGGATTGATGGGCAATGCGGGTGTGGACGCTTCCAGCGCTGGCACGGCGCTGCGCTCCACCCTTGCCCGTATGGCAAAGCAGGAGGGGCTAAGCGCTGACGAAACGAATGCCGTGACCGAAGCAATGCAAAAAGTCGGGGTATCCCTCACGACAACAGAGGGGAAATCAAAATCGCTTATGGCGGTTATGAAGGAGCTGCGTAAAGGTTTCCAGGGCATGAGCGAAACCGAAAAGGCGGCAACGGCATCCAACCTTGCGGGTATGTACGCCCAAAGCGGGCTTCTCGCGATTGTCAATGCTTCAGAGGAAAAGTTTAACGAGCTGGCCGCAGCGATTGAGAATGCGGAAGGTTCTGCTTCCAGAATGAAGGATATCCGAATGGATACGCTGCAAGGTTCCTTGTACTATCTGCAAAGCGCGGCGGAGGGTGTTAAAGATGAACTGGGGGCGAAGCTAAGCCCTTACCTTAGACGGCTGATAGACTGGCTGACACGTAAAATGCCAACAATTCAAAACGCAGTCGGTGGAACGGTTGATTTCATCACCGCAAAGATTGACGATGTATCAAAGGCGGTTGCCTCTTTGACACGAAGCCCGGAATGGAAACGCGCTGAAACGTTATGGGATAAGGTCGAACTTGCATGGGATAAGCTGATTGCAGAACCATTTGACGAATGGTGGAGCGGTACTGGCAAGGCCTGGCTTGCGGAGAAAGCACAAGGAATTGGCAGCGGTATCGGAACCGCACTGAAAACCGGAATCCTTGCCCTTTTAGGCGTAGATATCACCGGTGCGGTCGGTGACGGCATGAGCATCGGAAAATCATTTGCAGAGGGCTTCATGGATGGATTTGATGCAAAGGCAGTTGCAAAGGGCATATTAGAAGCGTTCAAGGCCGCAGCAAAGGACGCAGCTGGTGTTTTCACCGGAGAAAGCAGCAGCACCAGCGGGCTTTCGGCGGCGCTGCTGGGTTATGGTGCGTTTAAGGTTGGAAAGGCCGGGCACAGCCTATACCGGGCAGGAAATGCGCTGTTCGGAGGCACCGCAGTTGGGAGCGGTATCGCAACGGCTGCGTCGGTGACTGCTGGCATTGGCGGCGCGGTTGCGTCCGGTGCAAGCCTCATCAGCGCACTCAAGGATGTTTCCACGGCTGTTAAAACCAATGACATTGGAGAGCGTGGCGCGAACGCCCATTCTGCTATGCTGAAGGGTGCCGGTGTAGGAGCTGGCGCGGCGATTGGAGCCGGGATTGGTGCGCTGATTCCGATTCCAGGGATTGGCGTAGGAGTAGGAGCACTGGTTGGTGCGGGCCTTGGCGGACTTGTTGGAATGTACAAGGGAAATAAAGTTAAGTCGGATTATTATGCAAAAGAAGCTGCAAGGGCGAATGCGCCTGCACTTGCTGCGGAACAGGCGCAGTACAAGAGTCAGGAGCTGAAGGACGTGCTCGCAGATGCCAGCGTATCGGCTGATGATTTCGCAAAAATGCTTGAAAAGACGGTTCGTGTGGATATTTCAAAGCATTTCGGCAAGGTGGCGCTGAGCGCGTCCGAAATTGCCAATATTGCAGGAAGCATCACGAATATGGGAGACGCAGAGGCGGCAGAATCTTTTCAAAATGCTGCTTCCAGCAAACAGTCTGCGTATCAGTCAATCGGTTCGCACGCCGGAAACCTTGGCAAGCTCAACTGGAAAATCGGGTTGGGCCTTGCACTTGACGAAAACGAACGCGCCTCATGGGAACAGGCATTAAACGGTATTTATTACAGTGTCCAGGATTATTTGAACAACGCTCATTATGAGGCAAATACAGCAATCAAACTGCTTGTCGGCCCTGACAGCGACTTTGATTTTACGGGATTGGATTCCGTATACAGCAGCCTAAATGAACGGCTTCAGGGGCTTGGAGAGCAGTACAAGGGCAAAATTGAGCTGGCTTTAGAGGATGGCGTAATCACGCTGGATGAACAGGCAGAAATCCAAAACCTGCAAGATCAGATTACAGCAATCACGAGCAAGGTTGCGGAAATCGAAACTACGGCAAACATGAAAGCGCTGCAAATCAAATACAGCGGCGCAGCGCTTGACGCGGACAGCTTCGCAGCCCTGCAATCCGAGCTGGCCGCACAAGTGCAGAATGCCACAAAAACCTATGATGACGCGCTGAAAGTAGGCATTCAGTCGCTTGAATTGCAGCTTGGTGAGGGTGTAATCGATCAAGAAAAATATGATGCTCAAATTCAGGCATTATCGGAGCAGTATGAAGCTAAGATTCATGATTTACAGATTGCGGTTGAGAGCTTCCAGCTGCAAAGTATCGCGGACGCATATGCCCGCGATTTGGACGGAATCCTCCCTGATATCCAGGGCACAACAGCGGAAAAGCTGCAAACTGCGATCGGAAACGCTATGGCCTCCGGCGTAGACGTGACCGCCTGGAGTGCTGAAACAGCCGCGAAATGGCTTGGTATCGAAAGCCTGAACAAAGAAACACAAACGGCAATCACCGGACTGGTATCCTCCGTCGCAGAAACCCTTCCAAAAAGTATGCGGGAGGGGATTACAAAGAGCTTTGAGGATGCTGAACTGGGTGAAAGCGTTGGCAGTGATTTGTCGTCTGGAATCGCGAATACGAACATGGCAAAGGTTCAGAGTGCAGTGGACATTGTAAGAGAAAAAACCAAAAACGTCTTTTCTTCTACCTTTGAAAAGGGCTTTGATATTCAAACCTCTGTTCGGATTAACGCTGATTATATCCTGAATGATCCCTCTATCATGTCAAAGATAAGCGGTTCTGCATCAATCAGCGGAGGGATAGCCAAGAACGCAAATGGCAGCATAGTTTCCGGCCCCCTGTTATCGCTAGTTGGTGAGGACGGGCCGGAAGCAATCATTCCGCTTCCCGGCAAGTATCGCGGCAGAGGGCTTGACCTCTGGGAGAAAGCCGGGGCGCTGCTCGGCGTGAAGCAGTACGCAGAGGGGGATATTGTAGGATATGACTTCCCCGCCGCTGATCCTGGCAGCAGCAACGGCACAAACGCAGTCGTTCCGGTGACCATTGAAAACCTGACTTTTGAGATTCGTGTAGACGGCGGAGGGAAGGACGGGCAGGCATTGGCAAACGAAATTGCAAAAACGATCCGGGAGCAAATGCCTGAAATTACGAACCAGGTTGCGCAGCGTATTGCGGAAGCATTACAGCAAATTTATTCCAACACACCGAAAGCAAATTGGAAGAGGTGACGCAGTGGATATTTATTTGACGAATCTGGAGACGGGTGACCGTCTCCGATTCCCCATGCTGCCGGAGGAAATCAGCGTAAAGTTTGGAAATCTGTTCACGAACTATACCATTCTGAATATCGGAGAGGTTAAAACGCCGAACGGGACCTCACTTGATACCATCAGCTGGAGTGGGATTTTTCCCGGGGAACCGCGTAAAAACGACCCGTATATTTGCGAGTGGCGCGATCCTAAAGAGGTTTACAAATGGCTGGCCGAGCTGAAAACTCAAAAGGGCAAACCGGTCAAAGCACGGCTTTTGGTGACCGAAACGCCGATCAACTGTGACGTATACCTGAACAGCCTGACCGGCAAACCAACCGGCGGATATGGAGATATCAATTACTCTATCAATTTGATACAGGCAAAGGAAATCAAGCTGAGTACGACGGATGAAATTGCAGCGGCAGCGGCCACGGCAAAGGCACTGACTGCCGCAGGCATAGCAGCGGCGGCTATAGCGTCGGGGAAGCCGCTGAAAGCAGCTATGACGCTGGCAGCTGGTTCGTCGAAACTGGCGGCAAAGATGATGAAATCATGTGCATCCCCCGACCGTCCCGACCCTCCGGCGGCGGCCACTTACACAGTCGTGAAAGGTGACAGCCTGTGGAAAATTGCGCAGAAGACATGGGGGAAAGGTTCAGATTATGAACGGCTGTACGAGGCCAACAAGGAAATCATTGACGCTCATAAGGGCGGTAAAAATATGATATGGCCGGGGGATATCCTGACGATACCCAATTAGAGGGGAGTCTCCCGAAAAAGATTGCTGTGAATACATATTCGTGATATAATGGATACATAAGAAAGGAGGGAGCTGCGATGGGTCAGACAGATAAGCAGTTTAGCGGATTCCTTCGGATGTTGATTGCACGAATGAAAAAAGCCGTCGAAGAAAAAGATCCCGAAAAGATGCGGGAGATGATTGTCGAGATTATTACAGACTTGCAGAATACGCTGGAGGACTGATCGGTAAATAGGTCTAAGAAATACCAGTTTATTGGCAAGGGACAAGGAAATAAGGCATTTTTAAGGAGAGGCCTCGTTTGGGGCTTCTCCTTTTGCTTACCCAAAAGGAGAGCGGGAAAATGAGTATAGATGCTGCATTGCTGGATTACAGCGTGGAACTTATCACAGAAAGCGGCGCAGTCTACCGGCTGGATAATGCTTTGCTTTCCCTCTCATGGGAGGAGCAGGAAGGGCAGCTCGCGCAAAAGGCTATGCTTACGATTGTAAATGCGGCAATCGGCTCCAAATGGATCATGTCCTATGCGGAAATTAACTGCATGATCCGGATTTACGGCATGTGGGGCGCAGGGCGGCAGCTGTTATTTGAGGGGTATATCTGGGAGTGGCAGTATGTCAGCGAATCCAATAAAGAGTTTTCCATTACAGCATATGACCCATTGATCCGTTTGCAGCAGAGCAAGGACTTCAAATATTTTTCCGCAGGACTGACGACTTCGGCGCTTCTTGAGAGCATCTGTTCCGACTGGGGGATCACACTTGATTATCAGTGGAGCAAACAAATCACCCATCAGAAAAAGGTGTTTAATGGCGAAACCATCAGCGATATGATTATCAAAACACTTGATGAAGTGCGGCAGCAGACCGGTGAAAAATATGTGCTGATGTTCAAAGAGGGAAAACTGCTGATTGATGATTACGGCAAAAACAGTGATGTTTATAAATTTACATTTGAAAACACAATCAGCACGACGGACCGGCTTTCCATCAGCAATCTTGTGACCAAGGTAAAAATCATAGGCAAAGCCGATGATGACGGACGTTCAAGCGTGGATGCGGTAGAAGACGGTGACCAGCAACATGGGGTGCTTCAGGAAATTGTAAAGCATGAAAACAAGAAGGATCTTGGCGATGCAAAAGCGGAAGCACAAACCATTTTGAAGGAGCGCGGCAAACCGGCCGAGACGATATCGGTCAACACGCCTGACCTTCCGTTCCTGCGGCGCGGGTACAAAATCGAGATGGCAGCAGGAAACCTGCTCGGACAGTTTTACGTGATCGGGGTATCGCATAATGCAGCAGCAAAGCAAATGACCATGACATTGATGCGAAAGGAGTAGCGCATGAAAGAAGCGGCCAGAAAAACCGGAAATGATGGTGTAAACCGGCTTGCCGGAGTGCTCCAGGGGCGGATGCACGACATGAGCCAACTGCCGGATATTCTGGATTATGGCGTGATACAAGGGGATATGAGTATCCTGCTGAATAAGTTCCCCGTGCCGATTCCGCAAACCGATTATACAGTTTTCCGCCAGCTGACGATTGGGCCGGTAAATGCATATCTGACCAAAACGGCGGTTGACGGCAGCCATTCCCATCCCACTGCAAGCCCGCCCGGGACGCATGAACACGTCACACTGATACCGGAGAAAATGCGGCATATCCAGCCGGGGGACCGTGTTCTGGTGGCATGGGTGGATGATGAGCCTTGTGTGATCGATCTTGTGCTTCCGGCAACTGAGGTGTAATCAATGGCATATCAATTATTCCCGACTTTTGAAGTTCCTGCGGCATTGGCCGAGGATATCCTGACAGAAAACCAGTATCCACCGGCTCCTATGTGGGACGTGGAAGCAGGCGACTTTGTGAGCAACGGGGCGCGGCAGACGCTTTATGGCAGCGGCCATGACGCCTGGGTACTTTGGTGCACCAAAGCCATCCTGACGCAGCGCTGGGCGCACGATGGCTACAGCGCAAATGAAGGTATCGAAGCCGAACAGGCATTCAAAGAGCCGGATCGTAAAGCCATAGAAAGTGCACTTGAACGCACGATCACAGAAGCGCTGCTTGCCGATCCGCTGGGGCGCACAGTACAGGTGCGGGATTTTGAATTCAGGTGGGAGGCAGACAGCCTTTGGATCACATGCGCTGTGGTTGGCGCGGACGGAGATACTGCGAGCATCCGGGCCAGACTGAACAACTGACAGAAAGGAACAGCTGATAATGGCAGATCAATACAACTATCCGTACACGCCTCCGGCGTTTTTGCAGGGACAGAGTGCGGACGAGATCCACAGCCGGATGCTGGAGCAGTTACCGGTGGATATTGACAAGAGTGAGGCGAGTATTTCGTGGGATTTTACGCGGCCTGCCGCATTGGAAAAAGCGGAGTTTACGGAATTTACGCTCAATGAAACGATTAAGCTGATTTTCCCGCAGTGGTCATATGGCGAGTGGCTGGACCTGCATGGCGAAAAGGTGAATGTTTTGCGTCGGGCTGCAAACTGTGCAAGCGGTGTGCTGGAGGTGACTGGCACAGCCGGGACGGTACTCCCAAAAGGGTATCAGTTTGCGACTCCGGCCAGCCTGACGGCGAGTATACTTTTTGAAACGGTGGAAGAAACCACGTTGGAAGGGGAACCGGGCAGCAGCGGACAGGTTACGTGTGAAATTGCGGTGCAGGCAGTGGAGGGCGGACTGGTTGGCAACGTCCCGGAGGACACGGTCAAACTGATGGTAAAGCCAATCAGCGGCATTGCCTACGTGACGAATCCGAAGCCTATGACGGGCGGCGCAGAGGCGGAATCGGATGCAGATTATCTGATACGCATTTTAGATGCCATGCGCAATGGTTCATCCATGACAGGCTGCAATGCGGATTATATCCGCTGGGGCAAGGAAGTCCCGGGCGTAGGGCAAATCCTTGTAGACCCGGAATGGCCCGATCCGGAGCTGCCGGAAAAGTGGCATTTTAAGGACGTGATTGGAAACGATCATTGTTCCGGCGCGGTGCGGCTGATCGTCATTGACAGCAATGGTTTTCCAGCAAATCAGCAGATTCTTGATGCGGTTTATTCACATATCACCGGTAATGATGAACGGGATATCAAACGGCTTATGCCCATCGGCGCGAAGCTGACGGTGATTGCCCCGACAGCGTTCACCGTTGATATTTCTGCCGCTGTGGTTTTGGAGGACGGCGCGGAAATTGATGCGGTAATGAAACGGTTCCGGCGCAGTCTCGACCTTTACTGGCTGGAAGTCGGACAGGAAGCAACCGAAAATTATGCAGCTCATGTCGGTTATATCCGCTGGGTACAGGTCGGTGCAGTTCTCGCAAAAACGGCGGGCATAAAGGATTATACGGGGCTTTTAATTAACGGTAATGCAGTCAATATCCCAATAACATATGTGCAGTATCCGGTGACCGGAGAGGTGACATTGCGTGTCAAAACCTGAACTTAATATCATTCACAGCCCTGAAGCGGAAACCTTCCTGCGGATGGTAACAAAGGGATTTTATGACCGTTCCTATATCGGACTTTGGCTGTTTGAGATTATGGGGCGCGAATGGGACGAAATGCGGTCATGGTCGGAAAATCTGAAATCAGAAATCTTTGTGCAGACCTGTACATGGAGCATCGGCATTTGGGAATGGGTATACGGCTTTGAACCGGACGAAACCATGACGCTGGAGGAACGGCGGCAGCGGATTTTGAACCGTGTGCGCGGTGTCCGGCCAATCAATCCGGAAGCAATCCGGCGCGGCGTGCAGGCGCTGGCAGGGACGGAAACCGAAGTGCATGATTTCATAGGACCGTACCGGTTTGAAGTGGTTCTGCATCCAAAGCCTGCGCCGCTGCCCTTTGAAAAAATACTGAAATACATTCGTGAGGTCAAGCCCTCCCATTTGTCGTATGATTTTCGGGTGTCTTTTCCAGCGATTGTATCAACGCTGTACGTCGGCGGTGCAGTCGGTACCCTCACCGAATTTGGAACCCCGGAACAGCCCAATACCTACGATTTCCGGCAGTCCCTGCATATCGGCGGTACAGCCGGGATGCACACGCAAACGAGCTCTCCGGAAGCGCCGTATAAACCGGATTTTGCAA